GTTGTCGCAGTTGATAGACTTCTTGTACTTCTCAGACCAAGCCATATCACACCATTTTGCCGCGAGTCTTGCCACGCTTGGCAATACCATCTGCACGGGATGAAACAGAAACTTTGCCGCCTTTTTTCATGCCGATCAGTCGTTCACCCAGCGATGTCTTGCCTTTATTTACTTCTCGTGCAAGTTCGTCCATTTCTTCTTCAGTGCGACGGTCACGAGCCCTCAATGCTCTAGGTATTCTGGTGATGTGCCTAAGTGCATTGCCTGCACCATACAAAGCAGGCCCTGCTTTGTCACCAAATTTTTGTATCAATTCCGAATACTCTTCGCTTGGGTAAGTTCCAAACCTACCTTGTGCGTCAACAAGTTCCGCCAATTTACGAGCGTCTGTTCGTTTATCAGCCACGATAACCACCGCCTTTCTCTTCCTGCGTCTCTACCAACTCAGGCTCCTGCACTTCCACATACGCCGCCGCCTTACGCAACAAAGCGGCGTTGTCTTGCAATAACCCGATCCCGCGATTGCAATTAGGGCATAACAGCCCTCTAATTCGACCGGTTTGATGGTCGTGGTCAATACACAACCAAGCAAACTTCTCTTCCGGCTCATTACACAAAGCACAACAACCTTTTTGGGCTTCGTACAGAGTATCGTACATCTCTTGCGTGGCCCCGCGCCTCCGCAAACGGCGCCCCGCAGCCACCCAGTTGTTACGCCGCCAATCGTTCAGATGCTCACGATTTTGATCCGCCCACTGCTGTCGCTTGGCCTGCATGCATTGTTTGCACTGCGACTTGTATAGATGCGACAACTTCCCGCCACGACTGAAAAACTCAGTCAGCGGCTTTTGCTGTTGGCATCCAGTACAGGTCTTAGTCACGGTATCCACCACCACGAGCCTTATATTGTTTTGCCAACAACTGACTCTTCCTTGCGCTCCATTGACCCGCTGCAGTACCCTGCACTGCCCGGGCCTTGATGGACTCAAACAATGACTTACGCATACCGGGCTTGGTGTAGTTACCGGCCTGATTTACCTTGGATTTAGCCTGCCCGCCTTCGGCATATTGCGTAAAGTCGGTGTTGTCCCGCCGTGCTTTAATCTTCGGCTTGGGCATCTTAGAGGGGGCAATCGCCCCCATGCCGCGACTGACTTTCATTTATATCCACCAGATTTTTTCATCTTGGAAGTCTTGCCGCCTTTAGCCATCATCGTTCCCTTGGTCTTGCCCTTTATAGCAATCCCATCGGCCCGCTTAGAGGCGCTACCCATTGCAGGTTTTGCAGTTTTTACACGGCCACCCATATTCATCTTGCCTTTGCCATCTCCAATAAAAGCTGGTTTGCCAGTTTCAGGATTCATGGGCATTCCACCATCAGACATCATCTTTGCCCTCATCCCACCACCAGGCATCATTTTTGCTTTCATCATTTCCGCTACTCCTTGTACAGGTTGTTGAAAGTTACCTCTGGGTCCATATACGAATCATCTTGCTCCGCACAATGAATCCACTGACTTGGCCGGAAATCCGGCGCTCCCTCGCCCGTCACCCAATATGCTGGACTGGTGACCCGAACTCGATTGTTTGGCAACGCCACTATATTTCCCGTCCATTTACCAGCATCCGTCAATATCAGCACATGGCTCTGTTTGTGTTGAGATGGGTCTTCTGAAACATCACTTTCAGCGTAGTCCACCGTAAACAGATACCGGCCTGTGTGAAACTCGTTGTTGATCTTGCACAGCCAAGGAGATGGCTGCGCCCTTTGAATCTTGACAATCCCGTGGTCGTATGAACTGCAATCCCAAGGCTGCGCCAGATGTGTCTCCATACGCTCGGGCCATTTTTGGAGGGGGATGTCTCCGACAAGGGCCGTGATTGGCATTCTTGCCCACATGGCTCCACCGTGTGGATTTGGCTCACCTTCTGCTTCGCATCCAGTAAAGATGACCTGAAAACCGAGACACCGATCTGGGATGGTCGTGACAGCAACTGCCAACGCATGAATGTATTGCCCATGATCTCTTTGGTGTCCATTTGTGAATTCTTTTCTAACCCAGCATTTGAAGTATGGAATGTTACTGGTCAAATACATTAAGCAAACCTTCCGCCTTTGCTCTTCTTGGCAACACCCTTAGCCGTCCCTGACTTCCTTGCAGCGTTCTTGTCGGCCCTTATAAATTCTTTGCCAACAGACTGGGGCACACCCGCCTTCTTGGCAAACCCGGGATTGTTTGCAACAGCCGCCATAAAGTTGTGCTGCTTTTTGCTAACCGATGGCACTTCGCTGCTCCTTTATGTAGGCGTCGAGCTTGGCCTCAAGGCGATCCAGGCGGGCAATCACGCGGTTCATGTCGTCGTGAACATCCGTCTTGGTGACATATTCCTTGGCAATCTCTTCCCGCGTGCGGTTGAGCAGGATTTGAATGCGCTGCACTTCCTCCGAGTGGCTCTTGATTAGCCACAAAATGATCGCTGAGAGGAAGGAAAGGATGACATTCCATATCAGCAGTTCCATGCTCTTAGACTCTTGTTAATGCGGCTATTCGGATCGTTCGCGGTCTTTGCGGAGGTAAGTTTCTTTTTCATCCCCTTCATCCGGGCGCAAAAAGAGTCTCGCCTTGGGCCGCCCTCCGGCTGTGGGGCTTTGAGCCCCGGCTTGCCCGGGTTGGCCCTGTTGTAAGAGGCGCGACCTTTGGCGTTCAAACCACCTTCGGGATTCTTCCCCTCTGACCGCTGCCATGCCGGGGTCTTAGCCATAAAACGCCACCGCACTTACACCGGCAGCGCAAGTTACGATTGCGCTCGTCTGACACAGCACACCTTCACCCGGAATTAGGATGTTGATGGTGCCAGCCACCGTCGCGGTGTAGGTAAACAGGGTCGTTGCTCCGTCCGCTACAGCCACTGTGGCATTTGCCGTTGTGGCGCTAATTGCCAAACCCTTTACCCGGGTACGCCCGTCATAGAGCGTAGTGGCCGTAGAAGCTGGGCAAGTCGCGCCTTTGACATCAGTTTGCATCATGGTGATGCGCTCCTAATTAAGCCGTGCGAGTAAATGTATAGGCAGTGGCGCTGGAGAACATCAGGGTGAAACGGCCAATACCCGTGGCACCGGAAGCGATGGTCAGATCGCCAAAAGACGCAGCGGTGTCCACAGCAGCGGTAGACAGCACAGCATCTGTATTGACTGCCACCGTTACCGTGCTTGCGCCTGCGGTATTGTCAATAAACAGATCAAGCACCGTACCACGGGAAGCACTAATGGCCGTACCCAGTGCCGTGCCGGTGGGCAGCGTAATGATCGTTGCAGCAGCCGAGGTGGAGGTGATATACCCGGAAGCAACCTGAGCAGCAGTAGCTGTCGCAGTAGCGTTGACCGCGTTATCCGTGGTGATTTGATGACCTTGAATAAAGCCGTTTTGAGAAACGACCGGGCCATTAAAAGTTGTGCGTGCCATTGAAGGCTCCTCATGTAGAGCTTGCTGTCTGTGAGGTCAGTCCGCCAAGCCGGTCAGCAAGCAGGTTGAAATCTTGGGACTGTTGGGTTTATACACCCATGCGTTTAAAAAGAAAAGGGGGTAACCCGAAGATTACCCCCTAAAGGTTGGCGTATGCCCTCACACACCAACAGGAAGATTAAGCACCCGGCGAACCGAAGATGCCCAGGGGATCAGACACGCCGAACGAATAACGCTCGCGGGCCTTATACCGGGCATTTCCGGTGTCGAAGTCCCCATCCATTGAGGTGGACATCGGGGTACGGACGAAGTGCTTCAGACCATTAGGCACATCAGTACACAGGAACCACGCATTGGTGTCGGTCAAGTAGTGGTTTACCGTGTAGCCCTCGGGGATCGACCCATTGTTCTTAATGGCGTTGATGTCGTTGTCGGCAGTCGCCACCCGGAGTTCGGTCTCCAGTAGACGGGTAGCCGTGAACATCAAAGCCGGAGGAACAATCAGTTTCCGGGGCTTGGCAGCGATCAACAGACCACGCTCATCCGTCCAGCCAGCGATCTGAATGACAGCATTCTCAAGAGAAGTCTCATTCAGGTCAGCGCCAACGGTTGGGCGATTGCTGTTGGTACCACCAGACACCAGGGGGTGGGCCGTCGAGAACAGGCTCACACCGTCACCATAGACAACATTGCTGCTGAAACCCTGGTTCAGGATTGCGGCAGCCTTGACTTGCTTGGTGTAAGCCATTGCACGGGCCAAAGCCTTGGTGTACCGGGCCGATAGAGAGTCGTACAGGTTGTCCTCTATCGCCTCTTCGGTGATAGAGAAGCCCATAGCGATGGTCTCGTGGTTGTAGCGGGCGGTGAAAGCCTCTTGCGCGTTGTCATACGCAATCGCTTGACCTTCTGGCTTAACCGGAGCGGCAGAGAAACCAGACAGCTTGGTTTCCTCTTCAAAAGAACGCTCAGAGGTCTCTGTTTCGTAGATCTCTTTGTGTTCTTCGCCGTAGCCAGCATAGGCCAAACCGAACAGTGCATTCAGACCCGGCAGAAGTTCTTTCAGTAGTTGGGCACGAGAAATTGCCATTTTAAGTTACTCCTTATCAGGCGGTCGCGGTAGCGAAGTAGTACTCGTGCTGGCCGTGGTTGAACTTAACCAGAATCTCGGGAAACTGATTAAAGACCAAGGTTGCACTGGCGGCAAAGGCGGTAGACGGGGCTTGGTTCAGAACGAACGAAGTCGCGCCAGCCGAGGCCGCAGTATCTACAAACGAGCCAGAGGGAATGTAGTTGCCGTTTGAGTCCAGCGAACCAACATCGGTGCCGACCGGCAGTGCAAACGGCAGGGCCGAGCAGGTGACGGTAGCAGTTGCGATGCTGGAGAAGGTTGCTGTACCCAGGGCTACCACAGTATCGGACACCAGACCCAGGACACGCAGCGGCAGAGCAGCCGTTGTTGCCGGGGTATCGTTGGGGGCCAATACAGCGTTGCGGGAGTTACCAGTTGAGGTCAGACCCGTGTTGTTGATCATTGCCAAGTTTTGGCCGATCATGGCACGAGCACCCGAAGCAACCGTCGTACCTGACGAACAAACCACAGCTTTAAACACTGCGTCTGGATCGTCGGATACAACTGCCACAGCGTCCCCGGCGGCAGTGCCCGCTGGATAAAACTGTTGGAATTGCTTCTGCTTGGTGGTGGGGTTTGTGAAGGAGCATCCAAGAAAGACGCCAACCAAAGTACCCTCAGTACCAGTAGACACGCTGATGCGTTCCAAATTACCACGGACAAGAGCAACACAGTCACCAAAGAAGATGTTTGTGTTGTAGCCGTTGGCAATCGCGTAGTCGCGGGTGGAGCCCGCGAACACCTGACCACCGATCAAATTGATCGGCTTTAGCCCGTAGGGGGCGTCGATGACGGGATAAGCCATTTATGACTCCTAAGATTTTTTAACCGCGAAATTTCACCTCAGAGCGCCTCTCCCTAAAGAGGGGCATCCGGGGGTCGTTCTCGCGCATGAAATTATTGTCAACCGAGCTCATCTGACTATCAGTTTGTTGTTGATAGTGAGAATTGCGTTGGTGGACAAACTCTGTTGGGGTCTTGCAAAGGATGAGTCCGCCAATCTCAATGCTGTCTGGAAACCGGGTCTTCTCCCCAATGTCCATCAGTTGGATTTCAGGATGCTCAGATGCCTTTACGGGCTCCCAGCCCTCGCGGCGCTTTGAGGAAAAGTTTATGGGGTCTGCTACACCCAATGTGCTGACACGAATCCAACGAAACTCGTATCCAGGCTCCGGGTCTGGGACCGGGAGAAGCTCTGGCGGGGTCCACTTCGTCGGCCTTTCGACCTTGGCTCGGGACTCCAGATCACGGGGTTGGCGATTTTGTTCAGGCATTTTGTTTCCTCAATTCTTCCGCAACCGCACGGGCGTACTGTTCGTTTGTCAGTCCGAGCCGCTTGGCGATGTTTACTTGGGACTTGGTTAGCACGATCTTTCTGGGCGCTGTGCTTCGGGTCGCAGGTGCCACAACTGATGATTTCTTTACGGTCTTCTCAGAGATGAACGCATCGGGAAAGACTTGGCGCATCCGCGTATTGATGCGCTCGTAGTACTCATCACTCGTTGGACTTACCCCACTTTCCACAAGTTTTCGGTGAACCGTCAACGCTAACGCTGTCATTTCGTCGTCTGTACCAAACCACGGATTGGCTTCTTGCCACGCAGAGGCTTTGGGATCGACCTTTGGCGTTACTGTTTCAGGTTGTGGTGCAGGTTGTACCGCAGGTTTTTCCTGTTGTAAAGGGGCGGGTTTGAAATTATTTACCCGGTCTGCCTTGATTTTGGCGGCGGTAATTTCCTCTTGGGCCGACACAAGGGCATCAGAATCGCCCGATTCGTAGGCTTCCTTGTACTTGCGCTTGGCCTCTGAAAGTTCGTTTTCAACAACCCGCTTGGCCTGCTCAAGGAGCACTTGCTGGGTTTGTCCCTGCGAGCTTTGAAGTTTCTTGTTCTCCTCCATCAGGTTTTGGGCAAGGCGAATCGCCTCCTCCCTCTCACGCAGGGCGGCCTCCTTGGCTCGGCGCTCTTCGTGATAACCCTTAGAAAAGTGTTGGATGCGCTTTTTTACCCCTTCTGAGTACTGGGCGAGTTCTTCGTCAGTGACTTCCGGCGGGGGTTCTTTCATGGGCTGTCTGCCCTTGTCCTCCTCCGGGGTGTCGTCCACGACCTCAATATCTGGTTCGACCTCAAAGTCGATGGTGTCATCCTTCTTGTTTTCGGGCTTCTCGTCCGGAAACTTGAACTCTTCTTGTCCTGTTGCCATGTTTAACTCCTAGAAATTCCACGGGGGTCTTGCACCACACCCTCAACGCTGTCGTCGTTGATGATGCGGAACTCTCTGCCATGAATCTTGATTCGGGTGCCCGTGTTGGGGCGCACCAAAACAAAATCTCCCGCCTTGCAGGACGGGCCGCTTGGGAAGCGCGTTTTGTCTCGGTAGGCGTCTGGGCCCATCTTTATCACGAACAAGACGGGGGACAGCACCTCCTCATAGTGCATGGTCTGTCCGGTCTTGACGATGCCGCTTTCATACTCAGAGTCGATCTCTGGCATGGCGCACAGCAGGTGGTAGGTTGAGGGTTCTGGGAGTTGTCTGGCCTTTTCCTCTGCCGTCTTTGGCAGGGTGGTCGGCACCTGATCTTCTCCGGTACTGAGAAGGATTTCACTCATCTTCGTCTTGCTCCATCTTTCGCACGAGGTCGTTAATGAACATGTGTGCGGTCGAAAGACCCCGGATCTGGCCGCACATGTCTCGGTACTCCGAAAAATCTTTCGCAGCGCCGTCGATTAGGGCACGGGCGATGGATTCCCTGTGCTCTTCAATCTCTTTTAAAACCACGGAAAACGCAGTGGCTGCCATTTAAACCTCACTGTCTTGGTAAATTGGGCTTTTGTCGGGGCTTCATCACCGTCTTGATCATCTCTGCTCTGAGTTTCTTGTCGTTTTGTTGGGCAGATGCCTGTAAACGAGCCTGCTCCTTCTGGGATTCAATGGCGATACGCTCCCTTTCCAGGCGGATCTTTTCTTGTGCGATGGAAAAATCTCTCTGGCTGTCCTGCTCCTTGCGTTGCAGTTCTTGAGCCCGCAGTTGTAGTTCTGCCTGGGCCATTTGCAACTGTGGGTTTTGTGCCATCTGTTGGGCTTGGGCCTGTTGGGCTTTGCCCATATTGCTCTGTAAGAGTTGCTGGGCAGCTTGTGCAACAAGGCGGGACAACTGCACTTCTGTGTTCTCGTCCAGTTCCACATCTGGCGCGGTCATGGGTACACCCAACTGCTCCTCAACCTGTTGTCGGTAGGCAAAGGCCATGTGTTCTGCCACATGGGCCATGATGGCCGCCCCCATTTGTTGAGCCATCGGGGACTGACCAATCATCTGGGCCACCATCGGATCTTGTAAAAGAGCCATGTGGGTAGCGATGTGGGCCTGATGATCCTGATAGATGAACGCTTTTGTAGGTTTTCCCGTCAGGAAGGACATGTTCTCCGAGATGGGATCTCTCGGCTTTTGATCTTCAGAGACGGGGACCAGTTTGTCGGCATTCTTAATTCCCAGGACATCGAGCATTTGCCTGTGGAGTTGGGGCAGGTCGTAGATCTGGGGGGCACCCTGGGCCAGTTGGAGGGCCGCCTGATACTGCATGATCCGCTGCGCCATCGTGGCGGCGTTGGGATCGGAGACGGGGATCACCTCAACGAGGTCGTAGTCCGACTGCTTTGCAGCGCGGTCTCCCCCTACAGGGATGTAGGAGTAGTCGGGCGGCATGTAGTCGCGGATGATCTGCTTGAGGAGTTTAAACTCCATCTTCAGGCTCGCGTGTACACGGGCCTGAACCGCGCTCATGGTCTTGAGTTGTCTCTCAAGAATTGCCAGGGTTGTCCCAACCGGGGCCTGGGCAGACATGTCGGAGAGCTTTAAATCTCCGATTGCAGCAAGGCGTCTTCCCTCGTCGGTGATCCTCTCAAGCAAGATAGAGAGAACCTGACTTGGTTCTTTGTAGGGAAGCGGCATGATGTTTTCACGCAGCGCCCCTGAAGGGATGTCTACATCACGAAATTCGCCTGGGGCGATTGGGGTATCGTCGCCCTTGACCCTAAGACCTCGTGTTTTGAGGCCACCGGGCAGGTTACTGAGGGTGCCTGCGTCAACCAACTGTCGAATAATTGCAGTGCCAGCACGAGCATAGCCCCCAATAATATGAATGAAACCAAGGCCATAAGCACCAAAGCCAGGGATGTAGGTGTATTGAACAAAGTGCTGTCTCTTGAGCTTTCGTCTGTCGGACTCATTCCAGTTCCGTCGTACAGATAAAACCGTTGAGGTACCTCGCTCGATGGTGATGACATAGGGGAGTCCGATCCCGGTCTCCTCTCCATCATCATCAGTGTCTTCATAACCCTTGAGATTCCAGTCAACATGGATCTCCAAAACTTGGTAGCGGTCGTCGTCTGTTAGGGAGTAGCCCTGTTCCTCTGCCTTCTTCTTTTCAATGTCGGTAAAGATTCTGACAGGCTCGCCCAGTTCTGTCTGCCGGTAAAACCCTGCGGCCATCAGCTTGTTGAGTTCGTTCTCCGTCTTACGCATCACATGCGTTACACGCTCTGCTGTGTAAACATTGGAGGCCCCGTAGGGCATGATCAGATCCTCTGCCGGGATGTATGGGGCGGTCTGCCTTCCGATGGTGGGGTCGTAGTAGACCTTTTTAAACGCGGAACCGGCCAGCCCGAGGGAGTACAAGAGGCGCTCATGCTCTGGTCTGTACTCGACCATCTCGTCTGTAAGGCGGTAGTTCATGTCGTCCCGAACCCGCTCGGCAGACTCCTCATTCTTTCTGGTCACCTCACCAATGATTTGGGTCTTGACCGGACCCTGGGCGGGGAAAGTTTCGGTGATCATCTCCGACTGAAAGCGAATGGCCGCCTCGGTCAGGATGGGTGAATAAACACCACAGGCCCCAAGCCAAGGTTCTGCCCTTTCTTCATACTTCATGCCCAGAACCTCAAGCCCCTTGACATACATGTCTGCCCAATCTTTGCGGGAGTTGATGTCTGACTCAACCAGCCCAATCAGGTCTGAGGCAATGCTCTGGAGGTCTCCCTCGCTCATGTATTCGGCAAGGTTGGCATCAAAATCTGTCTGCCCATCGGGCCTGATCTCAATCTCCACACCCCCCATCCCGATCTTTACCGACTCGGGGTCTTCAATCTCAATCTCAATCACCGGCTCATCGCCCATCTCTTCAGGGCTCAGAGGAACCAGTGCGGAGTCAAAGTT